AGGATTACTCCTCTTCATTTAAAGATATGAAGGGTGGATCTTCTAGGTTTGTTGCTGAACTTAAAAAGAAAAAAAGAGGTTAAGTCATGCCTAAAGTTGGAAACATGAAATTCAGCTATACCCCTGCTGGTATGGCTGCGGCTAAAAAGGCTGCTGCTAAGAAGATGGCAAAGCCTGCTAAGAAACCCAAGAAGTAATCTAATGGCCCCCAAAAAGAACCCAAGTCTATCTCTTGGTCGTGGTGAGAAATCACCTAAGGGGGGCCTTACCGCCAAAGGCAGGGCTAAATACAATAAGGCAACGGGGTCTAACCTAAAGGCCCCTCAGCCCGAGGGTGGTCCCCGCAAGAAGTCCTTCTGTGCTCGCATGGGCGGTAACCCTGGCCCAATGAAAACCCCAAGTGGTAAACCCACCCGTAAGGCACTTGCTCTTAAACGTTGGAAGTGTAGTTAATTATGCCCCTAAGTAAAGGGAAATCTCAAAAGGCTGTGTCCAAAAACATCAGCAAGCTTTCCAAGGAAGGCTACCCAAAAAATCAAGCTATTGCTATTGCCCTTTCCAAAGCTGGGAAGAGTAAGAAACGTAAATAGCCACCACAGGGGTCTAGGAGCGTCTCCTTGGCCCCTTAACCCCACAATAGGTACCCTATGCCCAAACAAACCCCAGAGGCCCCTTCTAGGTCCATAGAAGAGCGTATCTCAAGTTCATTCCCTGTTTTTCTTTCCCTTGTATGGAAGTCGCTAGACCTGCCTCGGCCAACAAGGGCACAACTTGCCATTGCGGAGTACCTCCAAAACGGACCCAAACGACTACAGATCCAAGCGTTTCGTGGTCTTGGTAAGTCCTGGATTGCTGCTGCCTTTGTGTTGTGGACACTCTGGAACGACAGAGACAAGAAGATCCTTGTTGTTTCGGCTAGTAAACAAAGGGCAGATGACTTTACCATCTTTTGTCAGAAGTGTATTCTTGAGTTTGACTGGATGGTCCACATGCGTCCTGTGGATGATGACCAACGGTGGAGCCGTGTGTCCTTTGACATTGCTGGGTGTCGTCCTGCCCAGAGCCCTTCGGTTAAAAGCGTTGGCATTACGGGACAGCTTACTGGTTCCCGTGCGGACTTGATTGTGTTTGATGACGTGGAAGTCCCCTCAAACTCCGCCACCGACATGATGCGAGAGAAGCTTCTTCAACTTGTGACGGAAGGTGAGTCGGTTCTTACTCCTAAAGCGGACAGCCGTATCGTGTTTTTGGGAACCCCTCAAACTACCTTTACCATCTATCGAACCCTGAGAGAGCGCAACTACCGCCCCTTTGTGTGGCCTGCTCGATACCCAAAGAACCTTGTTGGGTATGAAGACATCCTAGCCCCACAGCTCCAGGGGGACATCGACACACAAGGGCATGACACCCTTTCGTGGACCCCAACAGATACCCGCTTTTCCGAGATTAACCTTCTTGAGCGTGAACAATCAATGTCTCGGAGCAACTTCATGCTCCAGTTCATGCTGGATACCAGCCTCTCTGATGCCCTCAAGTTCCCCCTCAAGCTCAGCGACTTCTCAGTGATGCCCCTGGACCCCGCTAAGGGGCCTTCGGACGTGATTTGGGGTGCTGATAAGGAGACCCTCCTTGACCTGCCCGCCGTGGCCCTTCCAGGCGACAGGTGGCATCGACCCAAAAAAGAAGGAGAGTTTATCCCGTGGGGTGAGACCATTGTTGCGGTAGATCCCTCTGGTCGCGGTAAGGACGAGACTGTAGCGGTGATCCTATCACAGATTAACGGGTTCCTCTTCATTCGGGACATCTTTGCTAGTCAAGACGGCTACTCAGACAAGACCCTCTGCGAGATCCTTAGGCGGGCCAAACGATACTCCGCTACCTCTTGCCTCATTGAATCTAACTTCGGTGATGGGGCCATCATGGAGCTGATGAAGAAACATGCTCAGGAAATGAAGGTTGGTATGACCTTTGAAGAGGTACGCGCCACAACCCGAAAAGAAGACCGAATCATCGACACCCTGGAGCCAGTCCTCAACCAACATCGACTCATCATTAACCAACGACTCATTGACTGGGACTACCGGAGTAACCCCGACCAAGCCCCTGAGGAACGCCTACCTCGAATGTTGATGTACCAACTCACCCGCATGTGCCGCGAAAAGGGGGCCGTAAAGCACGATGACCGGGTAGACGCCCTGGCCCTTGGCGTGAAGTACTTTCAGGACGTGCTGGCCATCTCCGCCCAACAGCAGGCCATCGACCATTCCCGACAACAGTGGTCCAACATGGTAGACGGGTTCCTCAATGCCCCTACTCTGGCCACCGATCTGCTTGTGGCGGGAAGCACCTTTGACGAGCCCATAACCCACGAAGAAGGACCCATCTTTACGTGGATCTAAATTCCGTGAAACCCCTTGCTACGACTGGCCCCTAGAGAAGGTGCACACTAATACCCAGGGAAGTGGTGCTCCTTGGGCGTGGAAACAGCGACAAATGGGGGGAAGGAGGGGGGTCTAACTCTTCTTCTTCTCCCTTGTGGCTGGATCCAGTTAACCATTCCCGTCAAACTAGGGCGCGTACTGCGTCCGCTTTGTAAACCCAGAGGGACGGGTATGGGGTATGGACGGAAAACATTAGGGAGGAGGGGCGACCCAATTCCCTAGTGTTTACCAAGCGAGCGAAGCGAGCGTCCCACTAGCCCAAGACAGAAGAAGGACGACAAACAGAATATAAAGGGATATATTAGACAGTAGATGCGAAGCCTACTGTTGGATATATTGTTAATTATCTTTATTAATAATATTAATAATAATATTAACATTAATAATTATGTTTATTGTTCTTAAAGGAAGAATGTATAGCGATAGGTAGCGATGTGATACATAGCGACCTATTACGATACAGCTGTTATAGAAAGAAAAATAACAATATAAATAATATTATTATTCTTATTAACTGTTTCCTTATTACCAATGGCACCCGACATTAAACAACCCTTTGAATCACCTTACTCCTCAAAGGTACGCCTTATCTGGATTACACCAGCAGCAGAACATACCATTGAACATTGTGCAAGAGTCAGTAACCCCAAAAACCAACAGACGTTGGATACAACTGGTAAGTTACTTAGGTATCTTGTTAATCACAACCATTGGAGTCCGTTTGAGATGGCCTCTGCCTGCGTAGAGATCAACACAACAAGAGACATCTCAGCACAGATCCTTAGGCATCGGAGCTTCTCATTTCAGGAGTTCAGTCAGAGGTACGCGTCTACGGTAGATGGGTTAGGTGGTCTGGAGATTCCACATCTTCGCCGTCAAGACCTGAAGAACCGTCAAGCCAGCCATGATGATCTTACCAGGGAAGAAACTCAAGCCTTCTATCGACGCATCTCCAGTGTCTTTGAGGATCTTGAACACCTCTACCAAGAAATGTTGTCTTCGGGTATTGCCAAAGAAAGTGCCCGTAAGATCCTTCCGATTAATAGTCCCACACGACTCTACATGTCGGGAACAATTAGGACGTGGATTCATTACCTCAGTGTGCGTCGTGGTCCGGAAACACAACTTGAACATCGACAGATTGCTGAACAGATCTATCAAGTCCTTAACAAGGAAATGCCAAACCTATGGGAAGTTATCGGGTAAGTGACAAGCTTCGTTTAATTGAGTTTCGTAAGTTCTATCTAGTAATGAGACGGGGTCTACCAGAGTGGGCCTCGTTCCTCCTTCTTGGGTTCCTGGTGTGGGTGGAGGAGAAAACAATCAACAGACGAGTTATTAACACCATTGATGTTGCTTTGGAACAATATGAACAGATTGACCCTCCTACTCCTGTGGTTGCGCCTCCTGTTTATTCCGAATCGGGTAGTGACTTCTTTGATGAGATGCGTCTCACTGCCCCCTGGGCGGCTCCTGAACAGCCCTCTGACTCCCCGTAGGTGTGAGGACACCTCCGACTCCTCAGAGGGCCCTTAGCGGGGCTCCTAGGTGTCACTCATGATTTTTGACACAAATTTCTGAACCCCTTACGCCTGTGCGTGGCCGCCAGAATCCCCCCATGCCACCCCCCTCCCCTGGAAATGATGGCCACCCCTGCCCCATTGTGTCCAAATTGTGTCCAAGCCGCTCTGGACAGGCCCAAACCCCTTGCCCTGACTAGGTTGCATCACTGCTGGAATGACAGGTACGCAAGGGTTTGGACAGGACCATGACGTTTTGTTACAGGTAGGGGCAGGATGGGCCAAGGTGTGGTATATCGCGTGCGCATGTGTTCTTTTTATATAAAATCTGTGCCCATTAGATTTGCTTATCATTGACATTAGCAACACTTATCATTAAAGCCTTGACACTGGCAGGGCCAAGGGGCCATCATTGGCACATCGGACGGGAAACCGAGCCGAACACACACACACACAGACAACCATGGCCAACCTTCACGACACGCTCACCCATCAAATGCTCTATTAAAACCATGACACATGACACCGCTGTTAATGTTGAAGTGTATCCACATGAATTTAAACCATTATTGAAACTAATTAATCGTGCTTTAATTAGCAATGATGTAATGGAGCACATTAACGAAGTGGAAGCACATCACATTTATTGTTGGTTGGCTGATTTTCAATCTAAAGCATTAGAACACTCTATCTAATTTAAACCAATGAGAGCCAACACACGCCACATTTCAGGAATGTTAATGTTAGCATCACAGGCTGACATTGTTTCGGGGTTAAATTGGTATCAACGCGCCTATGACTTAGGGGTTAAGTTAATCCATGAATATGATGGGTTGACTATGGGTCAAGCTATTGGTGTCATCGCGGCACTTTCCCCTAACAATAAATGGGAGAGAAACTGTATCGACGCTGAGGCTATGATTAAGACGTGGAGTATTGGGGGTGATTATAATGCCATTAAAGTATGTACATTCAACCCTAATAAAGCAAAGGCAATAGCTATCCTTCAGTTAGATATGGAATCAGTAGACGCTGAGGCCATTCCTAACATCTTAAATGGGCAAAAGGTTGTTGCATTCTATCGCTCTATTATGGGTGATAAGAATGCCGTCTGTGTCGATGGCCACGCCTACGCTATCTTTATTGGGGAACGTATCCCTACAACGAAAACACCAT